AAGTTCGCGCTTATGCTCTTGCGCACATTCATGACATCTACATGTTTTTGTATCCTTGATACCGACTTCAAACCATTCTCCACAGTCCGCGCATTGCACGTCTCGCGTCTCTCGCTTTACATTGCGAGAAAGATTATCATAAACGACATCTCCATAACACAGCCAAAGAGCCATCTTATTTTTGCCACCCTTGATACCGTAAAGGAACTTCACGAGAATATCGACAATCTTAAAATCATCGTATCCAAACGAAGAAAGCTCTTCGTATATCTCCTTAGAAATCTTTCTATACTTTAAATCGCGTCTTATCCTAGACTTAGACATATCATCAGAAGAAAAACCCTTAACCGCATCGTTCAATGCAAACTGATACTTCTTATTCAGTTCACAATACTTAACAATCAACGGATCGGTTTCTTCCTTGATAATCTTACCTCTGTCTGTAAATGATACCCTGCACTCCGTTCTAACATCTTTCATCATAAGCGTATAATCAATTTTATCAAGGCCAAGCTTTCTGCAATTGATTCTCGGATTCGGAATAATATCATTAAGCTTATTGACGAGACTATTGTTGATATCAGATACCTGATGCAGCTTTTTATCCTTTGCATATACAAAGAAATAAGGGAGGAGATCTTTAGTAAAACCAGTTATCAGCTCCTTTTCGTAATCTGGTCTTTCTGGTTTATACAACGTTTTAGCATAGTCGATTACAAAATTATTCTCCATGCAAAGAAGTCTAATTACATCAATTGCACGCTTCTTATCTTCATCTGTACCAGATATAAACACCTCACTGTTCCAAATCTTAGAGATGTTATTGCTGTAGATTCCGATATTTCCGCCTACAAAGGCAGCGTGCAATCCACCGTAGATTGCAGCGTTGTCAAGATGTACTGGCTCAGCTTTCCTCATATTGTAGTAAAGCGGCACAATGTCAAACTTCTTAAGATTTCTTTCCGCAACTGCAATGAGTGTCTTATCTGCAACAACTAAACTCTTATCCCCATCAACATCAAATTGAAGAATCTTACTAATCATGTCCTTGCAGCTTGTGTATACAGCATCTGTACCAAACCACTCTCTAACACTATCATTTCTATCTCCATACGCATAGCAGGCAACATTTTTTCTAATGGCATGTTCCATGAAAAGGTGGGGAGAGCGAAGGCAATCAAGCTTTTCATCTTTTCTAAACAACCAACAGAACACCTCTCCGTCTTCAAGTAGGCCGTCAGGATTATCTTTGCCCATAAACCAATGTTCGCAAGCAGCATAGAAGTCTGGAAGTAAAAATGTATATTTGCCATGAACCTTCAGCTTTCCAGCTTTGAATCTTTTGACCATGCTATCTTTGATATCTCTCAATTGAGACTTGGCATATTCATCGTTCAGCAAAGCAGGGTAAAGGTCGATGGCCTTTTGAAAAGCAGTCTTATTTGTATTATACGGCGTTGCACCGAATACATCCTTGATGCTCTCAACGGAACCGCATAAATTCTCAAGCTTATTTGTTGACTGGAAGGCAATATCTGCAAGCTCTTCATCAGTAACATCAGTCAATGTCTGAAGCATCTGATAATTGATAGTAGCGTCTTTGATGCGCTCTTCCTCGACATTAGTTACGCCAGCTGTACACCCATATCTCTTGAACATCTCCTTATATTGATCCCAAGATTCATAATATTTGTTCATCTTAAACTGAGATTTGGTAAAGATAATTTGTATATCTTCATCAATGATGTTATGCTCTTTGCCATATATGTCCTTGATAACGGGAGAGCATTCATTTACCTCGATAAACTTCTTAAAATCAAAAGCACCAAGAAGACCCTTCACCCACGGTAGCCTAACCATACGATTTCTACCAAGACAGGGCAACATCATTCCAGCTCCATCAGTATGGGGGATGGGGACATTGCCAGTTATCCTCTTGATGGAGTAGTCCGCATCGTCAATTAAATCATATGTACCAATAACATCAGTCTCAAAATCATCGATAACGATGGCCTTGTCAATGTCGAACTCATTCCATACATCGGTTGCAGAATTTGCAAGCGCCATATAAGCAAGATGCTTATTGGGATTGTTACCGCCATGTGCATTGATATCGTCAATCGTCAACCCGCACATAATCGTCTTCTCATGTTTTTTCCAAGTTGACTCTTTGACGAATACGCATTTCTTTGTGCGAATCTGCCCAGCAGAAGAGGTGAAGTAAATATACTTCTCGCCGTTGTATTCGAAACCATTGTAAATCAAGTCTTTAATCATATCGAAATAATAGACCTGAACAACCATAAAGTCTTCGCATAGCTCATCTGGTTTGGCACCGATAGTTCTTGTGAAATATGAATCGAATACAGAGATGATGTTCTTTTCGGACACCTGATTATCACGAAGCTTTCTGATGTGGTGTCTACCGTTTGACGCGATATTGGCTTCAACCTTATTTGACAGAAGGGCAAGCAGCTCTTCCTTAGTCTCGCCTATCTTTGCGTTCTTCATAGATACGAGATTCTTCAGTCTGCGATATTCGCAACCAAGTTCATTTAGTTCTTTTGCGTCATCTCCAAACAAAGAAAAATCATATTCATCCTTAGCAATAGATGTAAGACCATCTTTGTCAACACCGTAAGACTCAAACTTAGACTCAATGTTTCGAACACCGACTATTGTTTTCTTTGTCTTGCCGTCATTGCCTTTGATAACAGCGCCATTCAGCAGTTGATTCCTTTCGCTTCTCAACTTGTGGTTGAGCCAGTGAAGGGAGGACTCTCTGTTGTCATAAAAATTCCCAGTGTCTAGGGAGTAGATGTCTATCTGCTTGTCAAGCACGTTATCACCTCCTGATTCTATTCCGATACAAGATACGTTATCGATTAATTGCAGATCGCATAGACGATTGCGCAAACGATGAGAGTGCAGATGAGATTCATATCAGATACACCTTCTTAAATAGAAAAACCTAACTTCAATACATAGCATATAACATTATCAGTTAAAAGTAAAGAAGATTTTTACATTATTTTCAAGCATTCTATATCATCCCAATCTTCATCAGCAGCTTCTTCTTGTTTGAAATCTCACGCATATAGTAGTTCTCGCCGCAAGCCATCAGATAGCCGTTCTCACGCTTGTACATGTTGCAC